TGGTGGGGTCGGGTTGAGGCAAAGGTTCCAATTAGCAAGAAGAGAGTCCTTCCTGGCCTTTCTCTATAGCCGACAAAACAGGGCATTGTGTCTTCTTTTCAGCCCCCGAGTTGGTTTATGTACGAGCGAAGAAAGGCCCCAAGCATCGAGGACAGCTATGCGCTGATCTTTGCTAACCTCGAACGAATGTCTGCTCAGATCGAGGAGAACAAAGAGCTAATTCGGAGTCAGAGCTATGACGTAAAGAAGCTGCAAGAGGACGTGAAAGAGGTTGCCGAAGATGTTGCTGCGCACAAGAAAGTCTCCCAAAAGGTTATAGAGGACCACAAGTTCTCTGGCCGGATCAAGATGTTCTTCGGAGGCATCTTTGCCCTCGTAGCTGCCGTCGCTGCATTTCTTCACCAAACCACTGAGGTCTTTACGAGGTTCAAAGGATGAGCACCCTTGGCCCCATAGAGAGGTTCAAAGGATGAGCTCCTCCCCCTCAAGAGAACGGCCGACGTTCAACATCGACTGGAGGAAGCCTCAATACGATGAGGTTTTTCGTTATAGGGCGAAGAACTTAAAGTTCCTCCGAGCAAACCCCGGCGTCAAAGAGTCGCTGCTCGAATACTACAGGGGTGACTGGGTTGCGTTTATCGAGGATTGGTTCTATACATTCGACCCAAGAAAAGTCGCCTCCGACGAGCCGTTCAAAAACCCTTTCATCCTCTGGGGGCGCCAGCGGGACTTTGTCGCCTGGGTCAAAGAAAGGTTTGAGAGGAGGGAGAGAGGGCTGGCGGAGAAGACAAGGGAAGTTGGATTCTCTTGGCTCGCGTGCTCGTGCGCTGTTATCATTTACCTTCTATACCCCGGAGCAACAATAGGGTTTGGCTCGAGAAAGAAGGAGTCTGTTGATAACGGCGTGAATGACTCTGATTCGCTTTTTTGGAAAGTGAGATTCATCATAGAGAACCTGCCCAAGGAACTACAGCCCAGGGATTACGGCGACGGGAACAAGTGGGCTGTTGTGGCGAATCAGGAGAACAACAGCGTCATTAAGGGAGAGATAGGGGATAGCATCGGCATGGGAGGTAGGAGTGCGATTTACTTCGTAGACGAGGCTGATGCCCTAGAACACCAGCAGCTAGTAGAGGCGTCGCTGTCTGCTACAACTGACTGTAGAATTGACATAAGTACAGCGAACCAGGTTGGCTCCTTATTCTACAACACCCGCCGGCAGCTTCCCAGCACCCAGGTCTTTGTCATAGACTGGTGGGAAGATCCTCGGAAGAGATTAAATCCGGAGCTGCCGAAAGAGGAAGAACCCTGGTACAAGCAAAAGGTCCGGGAGTTAAACAGTACAACCCTGGCAAGCCAGGTTAATAGGAATCCCAGCGGCGCGCTGGGAAATACCTACTTTCCTGCTGTGCTGGTTCAGGAGAAAACAGATACAAGCAAGCAGCGGATCATCCAACCTCCTACGACGCACTGGCGGATTGGGGTTGATGCCTCGGGTATGGGCAACGACGAGACGATTCTGTGGAGGAGACGGGGAAGGCTGAACCTGCCTCCAAAGGCGCTGGGAAATCTCGACGGCGTGCAGATGGCGATGCGGGTTGTCGAGGAGGCTAAAACCCTTCTTAAACTAAATCAAGGAGGAATTGAGCTAATCGCTATAGAGCGGGATGGTCCTGGGGGAAGCTGCGCGGATCAGCTAAAGTATACAGACTTCGCCAAGATAACTCGGGCGCTGCACACAGGCGCGAAGCTGGATGACGGTAAACATTACAACATACGATCCTGGTTGCACTCACAGGCGAAAGAGTACATGGAGGAGAATGAGGTTCATCTTCCCAACGACCCCATTTTCATCTCCCAAATCACAGCGCTTCTTTACGAATACAAAGGCGGGCTGCTGCTGATGGAGAGTAAGGACGAATATAAGAAAAGACTAAGCGGCATGTCAGCGCGGACGAAAGGCGCAGGCAAGTCTCCAGACAGGTCCGACGCATTCATCCTCACCTTCGCCCCGCCGCTGGCCCCCATTCTCCCAAACAAGATTGAAGACCTTGGGCTGTTTGTTCCTAAAACAGAGCACAAGGTTTTAGACGCTGTGTTTGGCTACTGACGTATTGCTGGATTTCACCATGAACGATGTGAATACAACTCCTGAGTCCCTTCACCCCCTCTCCCAGCAGCTAAGCAAGGAGCGCAAGACAGCGGTTGATAAGAGGCGAAATTCAGGGCTAGATGACATCTGGGACAAGGCTCGGAGACAATATAAAGGAGTAGATTCGGATGTTGCCAGGGCAGAGGGGCTGACAAGCCTAGATGGCCCTGTGGCGCTGTCCGGCTACGACAACCACAGCAGCTCCAATCAGTCAAAAGTCTTTGACAACATCACCAGGACGTATACGGAAACAGGTGTTTCCAAAGTCACAGACATCCTCCTTCCCACTGGCAAGCATCCGTGGGATCTGAAACATACCCCTGTTACGGAAAGTCAGTTAATAACGGAGGCCCTGGAACAGAATCCTGAGCTAGCCCAGTACCTCAATCCGGCGCTGGCAAAGAAGCTCCAGGGCAGCGCGGAACAGACGACTGAGGCAGCGAAGCAGTACATTAAAGACTACTTGGACGAATGCGATTTTCTTGGGGAGATCCGAGAAACAATAGCCCAGTCAGGGATCACAGGCACTGGGGTATTAAAAGGCCCGATTCCTAAAAGGAGAGAGTTAAGCCAAGAGGTAGAGGAGTTCGTTGAGTCCCTCCCTCCAGAAGCCGACATAGCGTATCAGCTTAAATATGCTCCCATGTCAAAGAGCATCCCGGTTGAGAACCTGTTCCCTGATCCGCTGTGCGGCACTGACATCCAAAACGGCGCGTTTACTTGGGAGCGGATTCCTGAGGTGTCCAAGAGGATGCTGGAGTCATACGCGGAGCAGGAGGCTTATTTCCCTGAAGAGATCAAAGAGTGCATCAAAGAGGGCCCGAAGGATCATGAGGGCAAGAATAAGAACCTCAACAGCCCGTTTGAGATTTGGATTCGCATAGGCAAAATCCAGCAAAAATCCTCTCCCTACCACAATCAGTTCGTCGTGGTGGAGATGTGTAACAATCGGATTATCAAGGTTGCGCAGTACCCATTGGAGAAAGAGACTTTCCCGTATGATCTGCTTTTGTGGGAGCCCAGGGACGACTCGTGGGCGGGCATCGGCGTGCCGGAGCGCATTGAAACTCCACAAAGGGGCCTCAACTCATCCCTAAGAGCAATCCACGACAACATGAAGTGGAGCGTCGGGTTTCAGTTCCTGTTCCAAGAAGGCATCATCGAGCCTTATGAGGGCAACGACTACAATCCGACTCCATACAAAAAATGGCGAGTAATCAAGGATGCGTTTAGCTCCAGCGTTGACCCAAAGGAGGCAATGGGAGTTATTGAGTTTCCCAATTACACCCAGCAACTGATGCCGATGGCGACGTATTGGCTCCAGCGCGCGGAGCAAACAGCCAACCTGCCCTTGGTTCTCCAGGGCCAGCCAAGTAGTGAAAGTGTTGGCGTGACGCAGGCGATGCAGAGCAACGCCACGACTAATTTAAGAAAGATAGTAAAGTCTACTGACGATAAGGTTCTCACCCCACACATCAACAGATATTATGAGTGGTCCCAGATATATGGCCCGGAGAGTATCAAGGGAGATGCCAAGGTCATAGCGCTGGGCTCCAGCGTCCTCATCGTCAAGGAGCTACAGCAGCAGATCCTCATGCAGCTCCTAGACAAGAGTCTTGTCCGGCAATTCAACCTATCCCCTCAGCGTATAATGCAAGCAGTGCTCGAAGGCAACCAGCTTGAGTACGAAAAGTTGATGCTTACTGAGGAAGAAAGGCAAGAGCTGGCCCAGCTAGAACAACAGCCCGAGCCGCCGGTGCAGGTTGCCCAGATCGAGGCTGAGTGGAGAAAGCATGATACTGACATCGAAGCTGAGCTTAAGCGGATTGAGCTGGCGCTGGAAGCTGAGAAGAACCAGCTTAACTATGAGGCGGCGATTAACAAGACTGAGATGGACTCCCTAGCGAAGCTGGCCACAGCACCTGAACCCCCGGTTCCCCCGCAGGGCAAGCCAGAAGAGCCGAAGATGTCCAAGGAAGAGCCACCCGATCTGGACGTTGAAACTGCGTTAAAGGTTATGGGGCTAGGTTGATGGAGTACAAACTGGAGTTCACAGAGTGGGATAAAGCAAATGGTATTGCTCCCAAATTGTTGACAATCGCTCGCGCACGAGCTAAGCTGATAACAGAGAAAACTATGCAACAGGGCAATACGCAAGCTCAGGCTGACTTCAACCGAGGGGTCTACTCAGAGCTAAAGTCCCTCATCAAATCCCTAGAAGATGCTGGAGTCCAAGATGCCTCTTAACCCAATTCCTACTGAAGAGCCGTTGTTTCAGCAGCTCGCCCAGCAACAGCAGGCCCAACAAGCCCAACAGGTTTCTGAGGGCGAAGGGGAGGTTGATCCATTCCAGCAAATGATGGAGGATACGGGGGAGGTTGGGGAACCCCCAGAGGGAGAGGGCGAAGCCGGCGAAGCCGAAGCTCCGGCGCCGTGGATCAAAGACCTCACCGAGGACCAGGCGTACAAGGCGCTGGTCCAGGCTCAGAATTTCCCTGACAGGTTCGAGGCGTATCGAGGGGAGACGGCGAAGACGATCTCCCAGCTCCAACAGCAAATTCAAAAGATGCAGGGTTCCCCAACAGAGCCCAGCGTCGATGTTGATAAGATCAAGCAGGTTCTTGAGAAGTACGACCCAGGGCTCGCCAGCAGCGGCTTGGCTGAGGTGCTGGCAGAGGCTATCAAGTTCACGCCGGTTTCCCAGGAAACCCTCAATCCTCTTCTTCAGCCCCTACAGCAGCAAATGGGGGATTTGCCAATCGGCAACCAGATCGTTCTGTCGCATTACGACGCTGACGATGTAAAAGCGATTGTGCCTCCTATGGCCGATGACGGGACTCCACAGCCTCAAACACAGCGGCATAAGGATTTCCTTGAATGGTTCGAGCTGCAACCGCATACCACTCAATCTGCCCTCAGCACGTTTGGCCCAGGGTATGTGAGGGCGCTGAAGAAGTTCGAGAGTTGGGAGCAGGGACGAACACAAGACAGGAGTAAAGTCGCAGGGGAAAGATCCTCTCGACTTGCTGGGGGCACGCAGCCGTCGGCAAACAGAACCAGGGGCCAGGCTACGACTAAAACCCCTGACGATCTTTTTCTGGAAGGCTTTAACGAGGTTTAAGTAAATGGCAGGTCAAACTTATAGTACCGATCCGGGGCGGCTTGAAAAGCACCTTGGCCGCACGCTGAAAAAGGCGCAGGTCAGCGAGATGCTGACTAAGCTCGGCGGGCAGGAGCAGATCCCCCAAAACAAGTCAGAGACTATTGAGTGGAATCGGTATCTACCCTATGGCGGCGTCGATAACGTCTGGCTGGCAGCGGGTGGCGACAGCGACTTTATCACGAAACACCTGACTCAAGAAGGTGTCACGCCGCAGGCCGATAGCATCTCCAGCACCACGGTCAGTGCGAAGCTGCAGCAAATCAGCGCGCTGTACTCCTACACGGATAAGATGCGTATCCTGCATGAGCAGGGCGACGTTATCCCTCGGGAGATGGAAGATCAGCTTGCGACCCGCATGATGATCTGTGCTGAGATGATGGTGTATGGCGAGCTGAAAGGCTGTACTAACCAGTTCTTTGGCGGCACCGGCACCTCCATCGAAACCGTCAACGGCCCGCCGTCTCGCAGCATGTTCCAGAGCATCAGCCGTACCATCCAGCGGTATCACGGCGGAATGCCGAAGAAGATGCTGAAGGCAGGTGCTCAGTTCGGCTCGCAGGCGATCAATGCTGGGTGGCCGGTTTACTGTCACACAGACATGGAAGCGACGTTCCAGAACATGCCTGGGTTTACGGAGCGGAAGGATTATGGAGATCCGAATAACGTCATTGACGAGCAGGAGATCGGCAGCATTGGCCGGTTCCGCATTATCGTCAATCCGCTCTTGACGTATTATCCTGCTGGCGGTGCTGTGGTTGGGTCAGCGATTAGTGGGTTTACCCCAAAGGCTGACGATGACACCAACATCGACGTTTACCCGCTCATCGTCATGGGACAGGGTAAGGGCCATAACGAAGATGCGTTTGGCCAGGTGGCACTGCGTGGGCGCGAAGCCGTGAAGATGACCCATGTTCCTGTCGGACAGGCCAGCGGCGCCGACCCACTGGGGCAGCGTGGGTACGTCGGCGGCATGACCTGGCGGGCGCAGAAGGTGCTTAACGACGCCTGGATGGCTGTTGCATTCGTTGCTACTGAGGCGCTCTAATGGCTGATGTTACAGTTGACGACGTTGGCCGGGAGCTAAAAGGCCTCGGCCAACAGGGCCAGGACATCGTGTGGGCTTACTTGAAAGTACAAGAAGCCCGTGTGGATGCCCTGGAAACGGCTTTTGCAGCCCTCACCGCTAAGCTAGATGCGGATGCTGGTGTGACTGACACTGACTACAATACGCTTGACCCAGCGTAATAGTGCAACAGCATAACAGAAAAGACGGAGTAAACTATGGCTCTTGAAACAACCCGGAATGACGCAGACTCGCATGGGCGTTATTCCATGATCCTTCGCAGTGGTACTCGGACTGCTGCAGATTTTACTGTTGACCTTGGCTTTGATCCTCGCAAGGTGGTTGTGACTAACCTCACTGACCGAGTACGAGCAACGTGGCTGTCTATCATCGGGGATGATACGCAGCTTGTCGAAGTTGCAGCAGGCACCATGACATATGCGGATGCTGGGGTTTCGTGCAGCAAACGTCAGGTTAACGTGACGGTTGCCACCGCAGGGCTGGAAACCGACGACGACGACGTGCTGATCGAGGCGTGGGGGTAAGGCAATGCCTGTAAAAGAAACGGCTGTTCGCCAAGACCCTGAGAAGACGCATGACAGCGAAGGACCGCTGGAGGTTCAGCCTGTTTCCGGCGCAGGCGCGACCAAGTATGCGGAAGACCTGGCATTTATGGAAGAAGAGGTGGAGGTGATGGTTGCTCCATCACCTGGCCAGGATGATACTACCCGGCTCGTGGGGCCAGTTTCGGTCAACGGGGTTGGGCAGTATTTTATCCGGGGAGAGTGGGTCAAGTGTAAAAGGAAGTTCCTGGGAGCGCTGTTACGCGCCCGGCAGGAGTCTTGGACGTTTGGGTACAAGAGAACCCCTGACGGCCAGACCCGCGACACGCAGGCAGCGATTCAAAACGCCCGGTTTCCGCTGTCTGGCGTGAGGGATCAAAACCCTAAAGGAGCGGCGTGGCTTCAGGCTAAACAGCAAGAGAGAATCTAGTGAACTTCTTAGAGCTGTGCGAAGCTGTGTTTGAGGAGGTTGACGGGAGGGCACTCGGCTTCCCGTCAACCAACTTGGGCCGGATTGCTGGCGGGGAGCTGTATGTAAAAGACCCCTTCCAGCGGAAAGTCATCCGGGCGGTGAGACGGACTCATGACAGCATTTGCGCAGCGTCTAGGCACTGGGATTTCTTATACAAGTCTGGGCTCATTTTCCCCATAACAGAAGGGGAGATTGCATATAACCTGCCCCAAGTTGAGACCATCTTTGAAGACAAGCTCACGTTTATAGAAGAGGGCAAGACGCTGGGAACAGCGATGTATGTGATGGACTACTCCTGCATGGCTCTTGGCCGTAAGGTTGAGTTGCCAAGAGGGACTCCGAACACAATCGCTAAAGGGGATGTTAACCTGTGGGTTGTGAACCCAGAGCCAAATGTTGCCGGTGAGGTTCATGGAGAGTGGATAAGCAAGCCTTATTCGCTGGAGAACTCCAGCGACGTTCCAATGTGGGGAGACGACTTTTCCGACCTGCTCATCTGGGAAGCAATCCGAGATTTATCCTACGACTTCTTCCAGGAAAATAGCGAAGCTGGGGTCTCTATAGTCAAAAGGGCAGGGCATATCACGAAGCCGCTGTGGCTGGAGTTTAGGGCTAAGTACCTCCCAGCGTCAAGAACTTTATCTAACAACAGGAGGCCTTAATGGCTTTTTCTTGCTCTGTGGTGAGTGTCGGGAAGGAGTGGACTCAAGTAGCAGCGGAGATTAGTGCGGTTAAGTTGCTGCAGGTTGGACATGATGGAAGAACCCAGCGCCCGCTGGTAGACATAATGGCTTTTTCTGCGCCCCCAGCAGCCAGCGAAGCTGGGCTGACGTTGTTGAGTGGTGAAACAGCAAATGCATCATTGCTTGCTGATCTGTCAGACTCAGGGGTGCTGTACGGGCGGGTTGTTGTCTCAGGGAATCCTGATCTGAGGGTTAGTGTGAAGGTTGTTGAGGAATAGGCTGATGCTTGCCGCTTTCTCTCCTTTTGCCCCCTTTACGATGGGAAGCCAAGTTTTTCTAGGACGAGAGATTTGTCCTGAGATTTATTGGCTGACCTATCCCCCTCCGTCTCCTGTAAAGATCAATTATCAAGAGTGCTATGCTCCTCCAGGGTCTGCGAGCTTGATTAAAATAAGCGGGGAGGATGTCGGGCCGAAGGGAGCATATCTTAGAGGCGTAGGAGATCAAACACTCTTCGGCTTGTGGGAAGCCGGGCTGACGCAGTACCCCACTCCTGAGTCAGCAGATACTCTTATTTTAGAGACAGGAGATATTTGCATAGGCATTGATGAAGAGTTTGTGTGGAGTGTCTATCCTCCCTTGAGCCCTGTAGTTTTTGAGTGTAAGACTTCTTGTATATTCCAGAAAGACCCAAATAATATAATCACAGATGCTGGTGAGGTGCTTCTTGCCCAAGGGGTGCTTCTTCCTAGCCTAGTTGCTACAGAAACGGCTGAGACTAATACAGTAGAAAAAGATCTTGTAGTTGACTGGAACCCTTCATTTGCCACTACGGAGCTTTGGTTGGACGCGGCAGATAGTGGGACGACTACGGAGAGTGGAGGGTCTCTTAGCTCTTGGGCAGATAAGAGTGGTAATGGAAGGGATGCAGTACAGGCAACATCAGGGGACCAGCCCCTGCTTCAAGCAGCTTCTTTGAACAGCTTGCCCACTGTTTCATTTGACGGAGTTAGCCAGACACTGGAAGGAAACTGGCCTTTAGAGGAGACATTGCTGCAGTCAACAATTTTTGCTGTGGTGAATGTCGATACTGCACAGGCAAGGTTTGGCCGAATAGCCGCGTTTGTAACAGACCCTTCTTCACTGACACACATGATGCTAGTTACCGGAGAAAGTGGAGGTTTTTGTATAGCTAGGGATGACAAGGTTGTTGGAGAGAAAGGAACTGGATTGTATGGAGTGTGGCATCAAATTGCGGCTCAACATATCACTCCTACTGTTGATGGGGGTACTATCTATGCTGACGGCTTGTTGCTTACTGCTACAGAAAGCTTGGGCAGTTACGGCGGGGCAGGAGGTTTGGTTGGGGGTCAATATGCTTTGGGTTCTCGTATTGGCTCTGGTTATTGCAATGTGAGTGTAGCAGAGCTAATTATGGTTCCTGGGGAGAATGCTGAGGCCCAGCGGCAGCTCTTTGAAGGATACCTGGCACACAAATGGGGGCTGACAGCAGGGTTGCCCGCCGAGCATCCGTACAAGGCTGTGGCGCCTACGATATAGGGAGGTTTTTGTACATACACCGTTCACCGTGAACACTAGCAACACAGCTTATGATACCTCCTTCTGAAAACAGCATTATTCCTGTCAGCTCATTCAACGGGCTGAACAATAGGGCAAACGAGGATTCTTTGGCTTTCCAAGTCGGAGAGTCAGGGATTTTTCTCTCTAAGGCTGAGGGGGTTTTCTTCACTGATCTAGGGGAAGCTGCGGCTTTTCCGGCTCCTACCCCTATCTCAACATCCCCTACAGCATCGCTGTTCTCTTGCCCCCTGGGGGTGTTTGCCCGGCAAGGGCAAGATTTAGTTTTCAACCCCCAGGGAAATCACATAACGCTGTTCTCAAGCCTCATAGACAAAGTCAGGTTCGTATACCACCAAGGGCTGGTTTATTGGACAGACGGGTTGAATGAAGGGAGAGTAAACAGCGATCTAGTAAACAAGCCCTGGTTCGTGGAGTACGCCAACACGCCCTCAGTGGCAGCGACAACTGGCAGCCTGCCTGAAGGCGCGTACTTAATCTCAGTCACGTTTCTTGACGAGGACGGGAGAGAAGGAGCGTGTGGGCCGTCAGCGTTTCTTGCCCTCACAGCAACAGGTGGGATTGAGGTTAGTATAAACTCTGACTCCTCCACGACAAAGGCGGCGCGGGTTTGGATTACCCTGCCAAACGGCAGCGTGCCGATGCTCGTGGATCAAATCCCCATAGCTGAGTTTCCATACACAATAACAAACACCCCAACTGCAGATATTCCACTACGAACCCAGAACAAGGACAACCTTCCTGTAGACAGAATCATAGCGTCATACAGAGGCTATTTGTTCTCGGCAGTAGGGAACTACATTTGGTACTCTCTTGGCCCTGTGTCCCATCTCACAGACATCGAAAAGAACCTGTTTGTGTTCCCTGAGACAATAGTTGGGATGGCAGAGACAAGCGGCGGGTTGTTTGTAGCAACAGAAGGCGGGTTGTACTTTATTGGGAAGCTGTATAATTCCAGCAGCCCTGACTTAGACTCAGCGGTTGTTGAGAAGAAGAACTCGTTAAAGTATGCCAAGAATGGGGTTAGTGTTTCAGGGCTCATGTTCCCAAAGCTCCAGTCCCCCGATAAGGTTGCTGTGTTTGTGTCAGAGGCTGGGTTGGCAATAGGCGCTGGAGACGGCAACGTCGCTTTACCACAGCAACAGATTCTAAAGCTGGATGTCGAGGGGAAGGAGGCAGCGTTTGCTTTCTTCTCCGAACAAGGCACCCCGCTACTCGCATTCTCACTGGAGAGTTAAATGGGCATTCTTACTGGCCCCGATGCGCCTGATCGTCGTGACCTTGACACTACGATGTCTGACATCCAAGCTCAGCTTGGGACTTTTGTTGAGAAGGCGGAGGCTGCGAGTGAGGTAGCAGGGGAAAGTGTTGGGGATGCGGTGGCTGCTGTCATTGAAGCTCTCACTCAAATGCAGGAAGCGGCTAAGATTGAGATTGATTTTACGGCAACAGGGGAGTTCACGCCTCCAGGAGAGCAGCCGGAGGTTGAGAACTTTGGCAGTGATTTTAATGACCACCAGCCAAACATTGATGGGGTCACTAAAGCGAGTATTCCTGAGAGCCCTATTTCAAGTCTAAATAGCGAAGTAGAAGATGTATTAACAACTGGTGACTGGACAGCGACGCCACCTGATCTCACTTCGCTGGGCACCCTGCCCACGTTAGAGGGCGTGTTTCCGACTATTGGAGATGTAGGAACAGCGCCGACGCCAGAGGATTTAACGCTGACTCCTGTTGATACAGGAATGCCGGACCCGCCTCCGACTCCAGATGTTCCGACGCTGGATGCCGCTCCAGATATTAAGTACACCCCACAGGTCCCTGAGGCTGTTACCATAACCACAGCGCCTACTCCAGAGGATCTCGAAGTAGGAGACATTACCCCAGCGTTTCCGGCTGACCCTAGCATCCCTACAGCACCTAGCCTCCCGGACAGCCCAGATACGACAGTCAACGTATCCTTTCCCTCAGTCCCGACGCTGCCCACTCAGCCTGGGTTCGAGGAAGCACCTGAGATTACTGATGTAGTATCAGGGTTCCCTGATGACCCTAACATTCCTGATGCGCCGGAAGTTGTCACAGCGCCCTCGTTCGAGGGAATCACTCCAGACTTCCCTACGAAGCCAACTCTTCCAGAGGCTCCGGCGCTGGTCAGCGCTCCGGAGGTTGGTGGGATTACCTCCAACTTCCCTACAGCGCCGGCGATGGAGAATGCTCCAGGAGTCACGGACACTCCAGCCTTAGAGGAGCTAAGTTTCAACTTCCCGGAGTCCCCAACTCTCCCAGCCCCTCCAACCTTTATTGATCCTCCTACTATAGCTGAGCTAATAGCCAACTTCCCAGGTAGGCCGACGCTGCCGGACAGTCCTGATGTGGGGGCAGCGCCAGTAGTTGCGGATATAAATCCGCTGCCGGCGAAAGAGACGTATCCTACTGAGTCTATCCTAGACGCCTCGACGTATGATTTAATTTATCAGAAAGAGGCGGCAAAAATAACGAAGCAGGCGCTGGCCCAGGAATGGGATGCTGTTAATATGTCAGCGTCCCTTGGCCTTGGGATGCCGTTGCCTGCGCTGAACAGCGCATTAAGAAAGGCACAGCAGACTAGGCAGGAGCTTCTCAACGAGGTTGCGCGGGCTCAGGCGACCCAAGAGGCTAAGGATAGAAGAGAAGACAAGCAGTTTCTTCTTAAACTAAATCAGGATAACTTCTTCCGCTATGAAGAGCTTGTGCTAAACAGGTGGCGGGAAGAGGCGACGGTTAAGTTAAAGGGGTGGGCTGATAAGGCCAGCGTTACTCTCCAAGCGTACTCTACGAAGATTGAGGGCATTCTCAAAGAGTTCTCTACAGCATCGGATGCTGAGGCTAAGCGGCTTCAGAGTGAAATTGGGGTTGTCACGTTACAGTTACAAGCCTGGCAGCAACAAAGTACCCTGGCGCTAGACAGCTATAAGACTCTGTCCCAAGTTCTGTCCTCCGTATACCAATCAGATATTGACGCAGAGAGCAAGAGGGTCACAGGGGAGATTGAGTTACGGAAGATGCTGATGGATAGCTGGCAGCGGGAGAACTCTATAGCTCTCCAGGGCTATCAGGTGGAAAGCGAGGGCAAAGCCAGGTTGTTCTCAGCTACGACAGAGGGTGAGGCTAAGAGGTTGCAGGCCGAAACCCAGGTTAAACAGCTTGTGTTCGAGTCCTGGGCACGGGAGCAGCAAGTTAATCTTGAGTCGTTCAAAACAGCTTCCGAGACCCTTGTTAGTATTTATCAGGCGGAAGTTGGGGCGGAGAAAAGCAGGCTCGAGGCGGAGCTGTCCTTCCGGCAGATTCTCCTGGATGCGTGGGCTAAGGAAGAGGGGCTCAAAGTTGAGAGGTACTCTAAGACGGCCCAGACGCTATCAACCATTTACTCCGAGCGGGTTCGGGCGGAGGCAAGCAGGATTAGCGGAGAGGTTGAGCTACGGAAGCTGCTTGTTGACTCCTGGAGTAAAGAGGAAACAATTAAGTTTGAATCCTTCAAAACACTCTCTGACGCTTTGCTTCAACAGTACTCTACAGAAACCCAGGCTAAGTCTTCTGAGATCGGCGCTAGGGTGGAAGAGCGGAAGATGGCAGTGGATGCGTGGGCGAAATCAGGCGGGATTGACCTGGACAGATATAAAGCAATTTCTGAGACGCTGATAAGAGAGTTTGAGAACAAAAGCCGGAATGAGGCGACTAGGCTGGAGACGGAGACTAGAATACAGTCCATGCTTGTGGACAAATGGGCTAAGGAAGAAGGGCTGTCGATTGACAGCTATAAAGCTGGGGTGTCGGCGCTGGTTGAAAAGTACCGGGCTGATGGGGCTGTGTCGGCTTCCGTGAATGAGACGGAGCTGGGAATGCGGAAGCTGCTCTTAGAAGCCTGGTCCACTGGGGCGAAGGTTGAGGCGGATACGTTCAGCGCTGTGACTAAGGCAGTGATGGACAAGTATGGGTCAGAGGTCCAAGGGAAGGCAGCTGGGATTGATGGTGAGGTCAAGTATCGGGACTTGCTCACAAAGGTCTGGGAGGCTAAGGTAAGCGCGGAGCAAGAAGGTTTCAAGGTTGAGACAGATGCAGCGACCCAGCGATTTGATGCAGAGACTAGAGGGGCTGCGGCGCAGCGGGACAGTTCAGTTAAGGTTCGGCAACAGGCGGTGGAGGCTTGGAGTTCTGAGAACAAGATCAACATTGATTTGTACTCGGCTGAGGTAGATTCGCTGGCGAAGATGTATGGGATTAAGGTTGAGGATGCTAGGTCGAAAAGAGGGTATCTTGGGGAGTTTCAACGAGCCCAAGCTACAGCATTCTCGGCATATGTGAGTGCTGAGGTTGAGCGGTATCGGGCGGAGACGGGGGCGGAGATCAGCGAAGCCGAGGTGGCGGCGAAGATCACAGCCAGCAGGTATCAGGCAGAAACGGAAAGGTTCGTTGCTGATATTGAGAGGTTGAAGAGTCAGCTGGCTCAGGAAGCAGAAAGAAGAGAATGGGTCTTTACGCCTAAGAAGCTGGAGCTTGATGCTAAGGTTGCGGAGACTAGGGTTGTTGCTGATATTCAGGCGCAAATCGCAAGGGTGTCTCAGGAAGCCGTCTTTTCCATAGCTCAGCTTTATACTAATATGCTACAGGCTTGGTTGAGTGCTGCAAGTTACAATCTAAGTGGTAGTGCTAGTTATAGCGCGTCGGACAACACGCAGATTAGCGAAAGCGAGTCTACGAGTACGACATCAACCAGTAGCACTCAGAATATCACAAGCAACAACACGAACCATAATTATAGCTATGATGATAGTGAATGGTGAGGTTGTGAATACATCGTTCACGATGAACGATGACAATACAGAATGAAACAGCCAGCATTATTTAAGAACAGAAGAGGGCGGGTTAATGCCGATCAGCCCTCTCCTCTAGCCACGCCTCCGTTCGAGGGGCAGACACGGCATTTTATTTCAAGAACAAAAGCCCCACAGCTAGGGGATGAGAAGGCTTTAGCCTCAGCATTCGCCCTGCTCGACAAACAGATCTCCAACAGCAAGTCTGAGTTCGGGTGGAGAAAGTGGGTGCTGCCTGACGGAAGAGTAGCCAGGATGGTTGTTGATCAGTCAGGCACGGATACGACTAGGCGGATTGAGATCCCAGCCCCGATCCCGCCGAAGGAGCCGGAGAAGGAAAAGTCTCCGGAGGAAGAGGAGTTCAAGCCGCCAACCATGACAGCAATTCACAGGTTCGGATTCCCTGATTATGCTTGTGGTGCTGTAGTATCTCCCGTACTTGAAGAGATAGAGATTCCGGCGCCGACAGAAGATAATCCAGCTGCTGTTGAGACTATTGAGATCATCAATGGAGTTGAGCTTACAGAGGAGGGGCATTATAGAGTCTTTTACGAGGACTCTCAGGCAAAGCTGGCTGTAGCACTTCCTCCTGGCTTTGCTACACTGCAGGATTTCCAAGCCCAAAGCGAAAGGGGCATTAAGTACAGCATCCATCACAGGGTAAAATCCGGATTATACACTGGGTATATGCGGAAGCTGGTCCAGCTCCTGCTCGGGCTAGGGAAGATTCAGACTAAGACATATGAGAAGCGGCGGATTAAGCTGGGAGATATTAAGGTAATTGCTCCTGACGGATACTCTCCTGATAGGGAGATAGCAAAGAAGTGGGGGCTGTACGACACTTTCTATAAGTTATACGCTACGCGAAAAGACGATGACCCGCAGGTTGAGGTAAAGTTTGACTACAGAATAGGAAAGACGCATGGGCTGGCTAAGGCAGAAGACGGTCAGTGTTATGTGGTTGAGATAGGAATAGGAGGTGCGTATGCGTGGGCACTGAAAATAGACCCCCTAAGCAAGACTCCGGCAGGGAGAAGAAGGTGTGAATTTCTTTATCCTGAGTTCTTTGAGGTTGACTCTTGCGGTCAAACCCTGTTTGACTACTTCGGCGGGTTTCCCAGTGGAGACTTAGTTCCTACGCAAGAGGACAAGGAAAAGTTAATCAATGCAGGAGAGATATTAGAGCTTCAAAAGGACATGTCTGACTTCTATGGCAACAGCTTTTTCTCCAGCGAGCAAGGGTGGGCTTTTGCGGAAACAGCGAATGAAGCTGTTAATACTTGCTGGTATGTTAATAAGGAGTACTATAAGGTTTCGATGTCGTTTTCTTTCCACTGGAACATTGCGGGAAGCGAGAACGAGTGGTTTGATGAGGAAAGCGACAGAATAGTCGCCACAAGAAATGCGATGAAAACCCTGGGAATATTGGAAGAACCTTGGTACGAGAAGAAGTTGCTACGGATGGAGAGAGCCAGTGAGGAGTTAAGAGGGTTTTACATGGCCTGTATGAGCGCCCTCGACAAAAAGGAACGAGGTGATTTTGAGGAGGAGGATAAAGAAGCGCTGCTGGATGCGTTCCATGCAATTAAAGTTACTCCAGGTTTTGCCTACAGCGGTCATTTAGTCGAACAGCAGAAAGGAGTTGTTTATTCTCCTGCGGCGTATAATCCGCCTAGGAAAAAGTGTCTGGATTATTATTCCCACAATCACCCTCAGATAAAGTTTCCTGAACCTATTCTGGGAATATTAGTCTCCTTTGATTTTACTGTTACAGATAAGGACAAAAAGGGGCCGGTTCCCCAGGTATGCGATGCACCGGTGTGGATAGGGTTTTTTAGGGACCAGAAAATACAGATAAACTATTGGCGGGAGGAGCAATCATATTCAGGAGGAGGATACTACAACAACACAAGAGAGGCCTGCCAGTACACTGGAAAATGGGAAGTAGAGTTAGCACAGGGGTTTCCGTATATTGCTGGTAATTTTTACGCTACGGATATTGATTTAAGAAAGACGATCAATCTTGGCTACTGGGAAAAGAAAAAATATAACGGATGGGATGCTGGGACGAAGGATTATTTACAGTTCCTCGACTTCTTCGGGATGTGTGCTTGGATACGTCGTTTTGTTTATTTTGATTACTCGATGACTTCAGAAAAACTACTAGGTAAGAACTTTAGGTCAGCGGTTGCAATCCCGTTCAACGACAGGTCTGTTTATTATTCTGCAAAGTTAGAGAGCATAGACGGGAAGCAGCTTGGGGAAAGCTCTTCCGGGGCGTACTCAGCGGGCACTACTGGGTTTGTCAGGTGGGGGATTGCCTGGCATCACATTTGCCACTGGCAAGGATTATCCTGCCCTTCAGACAAAACTGCTATTGGTCCTGCGCCGGCGGAATGTATAATGAGGGAGCTTGTTCCTCAGGATGAAAGTGGAGGTTGTTTTGTTGACTATGGTCCTCCTGGCTTTCCTTTCTATCGCCCTTGCTCTGAGAAAGCCGACGGAAGTTTTAATTCCTCGGGCATAGGAGAAATGGGTTGTGTCTACTCGTTTTATTTTAACGACGAGGTTAATGAGGGTTTTGCTTTCAGTGAAACTGAATCTGATGTGAACGTTCTTGAATGGGAAGTTAAGCTCCATGGAGATACTCACATAGGAGGGAAAAAGGTTGCTTTTGGCAAGGTTGCGAAGAAAGGGGCTGACATATTTGAAACCAAGATGAGCCCTTGGTGGTTCATGACTTCACCTAACTCTTGCGATATAGGTACTACTGTAAAGGTTAGCATTAACAGATGGGGCAATGATCTCATCGTCTACGATACTCAGGTTGACCCGTTTGAGACTGGTTATTCTGGGCTTCCCGAGTCTATGTACCTAGGCTCAAACACAACGTATGTCGGGCACGTTTCCGACAGAAAACCCGGAGATGAATGATGGCGAATACACTGTACAACCATGCTCGGAAGCTGTTTGTGACTAAGGGGATTGACTGGGAGAATGATACGTTCAAGTGTCTGCTCGTGGATACTGGTGCGTATACACCCAACTTTGAGACCCACCAGTATTTAAGCGACATTCCGACCAGCGCGCGGGACTTTGGCTCCAGCGGCGTCGCCGGAGTGCTGATGGAGAACACTGTTGTTGATACGAACGGCGCTGTGGATGCTGATGACGTTCGGTTTGTGGCTGTGAGCGGCGCGACGATTGAGGCCATCTGTGTGTATATGGATGTGGGGGGTGTAGAGGCTAATAGCCCTCTTGTTTACTGGGCTGATACAGCGACGGGGTTGCCGATTACTCCGAACGGCGGCGATATTATCATCACCTGGAACAACGGCACGAACAAGATTTTTCGGGTGTAATTTCTGGAGAAACGGGGGGAGAACATAATCTTCCCCTATCCTTCAACTTCTTACCAGGTTAAACAGATGACTATCAGGACAGTTCCTTCCCCTGAATATCCTACCTTTGATGCTGCTTATGCCGCAACCGCTCCTTACGGGGATACCATTCTCCTTGGAGCTAGCCCTAACACAAGATATTTTTCTATAAAGAAGATAGTCAATCTTATTGTGTTGCCTTCTGTCTATAACAATAACTACAATGACTGGCTTCAGACAGATATGCAGTCTACGCAAGGGGGGTCTCTATTCGACCTGTGCTTAGAGGAGTTTCCGGATACTCCTGTTCCTATGCAAATGCTTATTGAGGGGTTTCATTCCAGGGGGCCGGCCCCCTCTTTTAGGGTGTATACCGATGCAGGGTTTGCTCATAGAACTCAGAATTTAGAGCTGGTATTTAATCGGGTAGGGCACAGATCAGGAGATAGCATCTCCACCAGCGATGCTGTGCTCCAGAACATGGATAGTCATGACTACCTGGATACCCTAAACTTTCACATAAAGTACTGTGAGTCGGGCGAATTTTGGGATGTCGATCAGTATTCGAGTCGCTCTGCAAATTCTCACTTAATCGTAGAGAAGTGTATCTTTACGGCTGGAGATCCTAATCTTAAGGACGGGGGAAGTACACTCTATCAAGCCACTGATTTTGTCACTTCGCAGACAGCAGGTTATGGAGCCGGCAACCCGGCGACGGGCGAAATGTATGGAACTGCTCTCGGGGAGCAGTTTGTAAACGACGCCTTTTGGAGTGTCTCCGGAGTTATCCAAAACATTCCGGTGGAGGTAGATACAGCAGACTTCAAGGTGCTGCTTTTTAGGGAGCACCCAACCATTTCAAATCTTCCTATCGGGCCGATGGAGGTAACAAACATCAATCCAGACGGTACCTGGGAGTTTACTCTTCTTGACCCAAGCAACAGGTATGGCGTTCTCATCAACCCACCAGATGGAATGAAGGGGCATTGGCTCAAGTGGTATAACCCAGCCGGCGGCTGAGCATAGCTAGTGGCTGAAGAAAGAGGCATACTGCTTCCTGGACTAGACTTCCTAGAAGCAGAAGACTTTGAGGTAGGAGTAACCCAGCATGTAGAGTGCGGGGAAGGAGTCTTATTCTCTGAAGTTTCTACCTCTTGTATTAAGATTGAAGAACTAGGGGTCGAGTGGCCGTATTATCCTCCTGTTGACCTCACGCTGGATTATTGGAGCTGCTATGCTCCACCGATTCCTGTAGTTGTTGTTTATAGGGCTGAGGACAGGTATGCGGAGCCCTCAGCGGTTGAGTTGCTGGAGGTTGGGCAACATATTGCTGGGG